TAGCAGTCAAATTGGCCACAGGTTTTGGTTTCTCAACTTCAATATGTTCTAATTTGAAGTATTCAACCACCCACTCAAAAACTTTCGTGTGATGCAATGCTGCACCATGTACGCCATTTACCTTATGTTCCATTGACTGATATTGCTTAAAAGCAAGATCATATGCGTATTGATACGCTCCACCAATCGAGCGACCTTCTTTTAAAATACCAGTCACTAAATCGATGTCATAAGGCAACTCGTCACAAAGTAAATTGTGAATCAAGTCAAGGTCTGGTGAGTGTGGCTCACTCAGTTCTTCCAAAAGTTTATCTTCGGCTAGAGTAAGCATAAACTCATTCACTACTGCTTCTTTTTCAATAACATTTACATTTTCCATTTTTCTTCCTCCTGCCTATCCTTCTGACTGATAGGTTTCTCTCTTTATAAAACCAAAAGACTATGCGCGTGATGTTATATCATTTGCATAGTCTTTACTTCCAATAATATTTTAAAATTTATGCGCTTGAACAACATGTGTCATAGCCTCTTTGCTTAACAAAAAATCATCAAGTCCTTTCCCAACTTCCCAAGTAAAGACAAAGACCTCTTTGTTTTTATCTTGTTGGCGAATATATTCGATAATTTGCTTTAAGTAATTAAAGACTGCATCATTATCCTTAAAGTCACTATCAAATGCGAGATATACTTTAGCAAATGTAGTCTTTGACTTCAAGTTATATGCAACCTTCTTCCAAGAGTTGACACCAGCCATTGCAATTACCAAGGTTGAACCTAACTTCGCTAATCGAGAGTTTGGAACTTGTGTAGCGATAATATCGCCCTTCAGCAATCCCTCGGTTACAATGACATTATCACACTTCTCAACTAGGTTAACTAAACCGTTTCCATCGTTGTCGAATCTAGCTTGCGCCAGAACGATGTCTGGAAAAGCATAGTGTGGAACATTCTTTGCACGACAACCATACTCTTTAGATGAGGTAGATAACCAAACATACTTAACTGATGATTTAATCTTAAAAGATAAGCCATTCGGAAACGTTAGTTGTTTCTTTGAAGTTACCCCTTGAGAATATACATCGTAGTTTGGTAACATGTAAATTGTGTACTGGATTTCACCTTTACCAACACTCTTTACAGACACCCTTGCCTTGTAATTCCAATTAGAATTAACTTCGGCTCTATATTGCATAGAATCTTCGTCAACTCTAATTTGCCCTCCGATAATTTGTCCGAACTCATTTCTGTTTGGAATAAAAATCCCATAATGAGTTGGCATAAAAATCGGCGTTTGGTTTTTAGTATCATACCAGAACCCAGCAACACCTTTCCAAGCGTCACGTGGCAAGCCATTTTGTTCAAACAAATCTTCCCAGATAGTTTTACCGACATTCTTATCGCCAATTTTTTCTGTTTTCTTGATTTGCTTTTTCATGGTCATGGCTGTAAAAGAAGCATAGCCTCTTAGGTATGTCTGATCCAAACTAAAACCTCGTGAAATCATGAGGTGTGTAAGGTGTTCATCACTTAATCCGAACACTCCAATCACCAAAGTATATACCTTATGCAAGATATTCGCTGGTGCAGACTCTAATTGTGGAATTTCCACGATCTGCACATCCTTGGCACTTGTACCATCAATGATATACTCGGTAGCACCTGCAAGACTAGGTTTCTCCTCGTCTAATTGTCTACAACAATAAGCCTTTTTGAAATCCGATGCAAGAAAGCACCAGTCAGGCTTTTGGCAGATAGGGCAAGGGTTTGCTCTATCTACACGCAGAAACGATTGTTTACCAATTTTAAAATCTTTCATTTTTATTTTCCTCCTACCCAACTGGGTTTCATTTATTCTTCCATGAGATAATATATCCTTAGCACCTGCCCATTCAATATTACCTAGAGCTAACATAGGAGGAGCACCCATCCACACGGACAACTACTCTTCCTACCCCTACCTTCTTTGTTGTATTTTAAACACGAAAAAAAGAGCCTACAAATGAATACACCTACCCCTTCTGAGAATACGTGTATCTTCATTATCTGCTCTTGTAAATCATTTCTTTCAATATCTAAAATAACAACACATGCTTCACACGACACTAAAACATCACGCACGGAATGACTTTGTATTCAAACAAGTTTTAGCTGAAAACAAGTAAGCTGCTTCAGTATCAATACCAAAGGCTATGCAGTTACAAGAATATTCGTCCAGACACCTGCCCAGACAGACCAACCATAGCGATTGTCTAAAATGTAAAATATTTTTACCACATTAGTATATCACACCTTTACCTACATAGCAAGCGTAAAAAAGATAAAAATAATTGAGATAAAACCGTCTAATATAGTTGCTTTATGGCATATATTTTGGTATAATACTTATATAAAGAAAGAGTAGAAAGCCTTAGAGGAAGTTAAAATCATGATTACAAAAACTATGCTCCAAAATGGTATTGAAGATGCTAAAAAAGCAATCCGACAAAACCTAGAAAGCAACCAATTTTCTGAAGTCTTACTAGCAATCAATGCTTGGTTTGTTCTAAAAGAGCTAGAATCTGGTTCGTTTGAAGAAGAAGAGGTCGAAAGAAAATTTGATTTCTTTTATCCTCTTTGTCAACCTATCCACAATCCAGAAAAGCGCCTAGAGGATATGGATGTAACAATTACAGATACCTCTGACGAATTTGACAAGGCGCGTGCTTTGATTAAAAAGTATGTCCTTGAAGATAATAGAAAAAAAGCGTTTACCGTAGCATTCCTAGCATCTCATATTGACCGTAAAGATAATGAAATTAACTCTCTTTACCACAAGGAATTCAATGAGAATGAATAAAGATTAGCAAAAGGAGGATATATGGCAAATTGGTTTGTAAGGATAAATCATAGAAAGTACAATAAGGACACATTCTTCTCTGAACAAGCAGAACGTAAATTGTACTATGATTTAGACACGAAGAAAGACGTATTGGCCCAGATTAAAAAGGACTACCCAGAATACTTTTCTGAGAAAGTCCCTCAACGTTCTGTTGAGGGCGAGTTATTTTATGTCAATATTTATGAACTAAGCGATCATTGGGAAACTTATTGGACTGAACCAGTTCCATGCAAACAATGTGGTTTAAATCCAGTTACTAGAATTGATTTAAAAAACAACGGTCATAGCAATCTCTACTTCTGTTGTCAAGAACATAGCGATCAGTATTACGCTGACAAACTTGCTGAAGATACAAGGACTTATTGTGAAGGCAAGCTAGTTGGGTTTATCTATAAGATAACCCAAAAAGAAACAGGTCGAGTCTACATAGGAAAGACTGTCAATCATCCAATCTTTCGCTGGTTTCAACATTTCAAAGCGCAATCTGATAGCTACTTCCATGAAGTAATGAAAGATAGCGACATAACAGATTGGACGTATGAAGTTATAGATGTACTGAAAGAAGGTTCAGGAAAGGATTTGCTGGAGTTAGAAAGTAAGTACATAGCTGAGTACAATGCAACAGACCGTGAGTACGGATTTAATACTAAAAATTAAAGTAAAAGGATAAAAGGTGATAACATGGAAAAAGACAAGAGAACTGGTTGGCTGAAAGAGTTAAAAGTTGGTGACGAGGTATTTCTCATTCAAAGTAGAGGTGTATGGGGTTCGCACACAACTATTAGTCAAGTTCAAAAAATAACACCAACAGGGAAAATAAATGTAGACGGAGTTCAGTTTTCTCCAAACGGTTCTTACTATGGTGGTTCAAACCATCTCTGGTTGAAAGAACTAACACCAGAAAGTAAAGAAGAATACCTAGCAGAAAGAAAAAGACAAACTTTAGCAAGAAGCATCTCAAGCACTCTTACTCCTAGAATGATTTCTGAACTTAGTCTTGAAAAACTAGAGCGCCTAGACGATTGTCTTAAGGAACTGGTGGAAGATTATAAGGTAACATTGTAGAATGAGGTGGTAATTTGAATTTATTTCTCAATGAAGATTGCATCGATGTCATGAAAAGATATCCTGATAACTACTTTGATTTAGCTATTGTAGATCCAC